AAACCGCTTAAAGTTCTACGACGCACAGTTAGCCAGAGGCGTTAACGTTAACCGTGATAGGGTCGCGGAACTGATCCGAGAGGCTGGCGCTGCTGCTGTGCTGTCGGATCGGGACACAATAGGGCTGGTACGCCAGTTGTGGGGTGAAAAGGCTGTGGAGAAACTTCGTGCGCGTGCCGCCGCTAAACAAGGTTAAAGGGAACCAAATATGGTGGAGAATATGGCTAGGCAGATGTATCAACGAGGCAAGACAGCATGAGCCTGTTGACGTTGCACAAACCACCCGAAGAACAGCCAAAAGAACCAGAGGCGCAAATGTCAAAGCGCCAATTTGGAATGTTACGTCGGCAGATAGAAGAAACGGAGAAGTCGTTAAGACGCATCAACAAAAAAAGAATCATCCGAGAAAACAAATGCGTTTACGCCTTACGAAACGCCGCTCGGCAACTAGAAAAAGCAGAACGGCATAACGATAGTAAAGCGTTTCACAAATGGTTTCGGGTTATGGTTATCGCTTATCACGATTTAGAGCGATATATCGCAGAGGACGCCGATGAGACACGCAGCCCGCCGTGACGCCAACGACGGCATCATTGCCGATGCGATGCGTAAGGCCGGGTTCACCGTCCACGACTACGCCTCAAACGGCGGCGTACCAGATCGTCTCGTCGTGCGGAATCTGCCAGACGGAACACCGTGGGTGTGCTGGGTAGAAATCAAGGTAGAAAAAGGAAAACTACGCCCGAGCCAAGAAAAGTTCCAAGCGATATTTGAGCCACGCGGGGAGTTTTACGTTGCGCGTGACCCCGAAGCCACGGTGCGTGAGTTGATGGAGCGGTATCTCGCCGCCATCAAGCCGGAGCAGTTACGGTAGGCATAAGTGCCTTTCGGACGCCCTTGTAATGCACGATAGCCGGATCAGGATATTGCTTCAGATACTCGGGCAAGCAGGCATAGTGCGATTCGGGCAAATCCTGTACCTTCACGCGCTTGCTGTATTCCCGCAAAACCTCCTGATCGCCATACCACACGCAGAACTTATCCGGCAGGACGTTGTACATCTCGGCAAGGTCAGCCCACACGCCCCAATCGGACGTAATGGTGCAGCAGCCGACGTAGGGGTAAACCTGATCCAGCGTCTTACCCTCATACTCGCTGTAGTCCTGACCGCGCTGACGCGGGTTAAACACGGCGTCACGATTAAATTCACGACGCGTCATCGCTACCGGCCCCCAGCCCTTGAGCAACGCGCTAGGACTAATCGGATGCCGCACGATCATGTCGGTATCCATATACATCGCAGGCTCGGTCAACCCAAGTTCCGCAAAGGCATTGGTGCGCCATTGCATCAGATACTTGCGGTTGCCCTCGGTCACAAACACCCGCGACGTTCCCGGCACAGCAGGAGTAGCCGCATCGGTGACTTGAATAATGGTCGCGTCGGGGTTGTGGGCGCGAATGGAGAACACCATTGCGGTCGGCATGGCGATGTCGTCGCCAACGTGAAAGAAAACAAACATAGGGAAACTATATGCTGAACTTAAACCGAAAACGACTATCCCGCGCTATTTGGGACACCCTTTTTGACGGCTTGCCTGACCTGCCGTGGCACGTTTTACAGGACTTGGAGAAACTAGACCCTGCCCGACGTACTGGTACGACCAATGACGCCTCCCTAATCGCATTGTGGGCGGTTGTGCGCTATTTCCGACCGCAGACCGTGGCCGAGATTGGAACCTATATCGGCAAATCCACATTTGTGTTGTCGCGTTTAGGTGCGAAAACGCATACCTGCGACATGACCCACAATTTCAAACTTCCGTTGGCTACCTACATCACCCAATACCACGGGAGTTCCACGGAAATGTTCACAAAACTTGACGCACCGATTGACCTGCTGCATTTGGACGGACGTTTACAACCCGACGACAAGACGCACCTTGCACGACTCTGCACGCCAAACACGATCATCACGCTTGATGACTTTGAGGGCGTAGAGAAAGGCGTGTGGAACGCCATGCAGTTTGACTTGTCCAAGCGCATCCTCGTTTACCCGCCAGAGAGGCAGTTGACAGAGCGGTACGCGCTAGGGGATGCTACGACTGCAATAATCCTGCCCACCTTGAGGCTAACGCCGCAATGAGCCACAAAGACGCCGCCGAGTTTGTTGGCGTATTGCTACACAGCAGCACCGCTACGCATTTTCTGCACTTGCAGACGGCAAGTTATGCTGCCCACAAAGCACTTGGTCACTACTACGAGAACATCGTGGACTTGGCCGACAAGTACGCCGAAGCGTATCAGGGGCATTACGGCATCATCCCCCTTGCTGACTACCCCGAGGGGTTCAAGGTGCAGAAGGACGCTGCTGCATACGCCAACAGCCTGCTGACGTTTGTAAAGGGCATCCGAGGCGACCTACCGAAAGACACCGACTTGCAGAACGTCATTGACGAAATCGTGGGCGAGATCAGCGCATTGGTCTACAAACTGGAGCGTTTCAAATGAGAAAGGCAGGGCTGTACGCCAACATTCTCGCCAAACAGGAACGCATCAAAGCCGGTTCGGGCGAGCGTATGCGTAAACCGGGCGAACCCGGCGCACCGACTGCCAAAGCGTTCCGCGAAAGCGCCAAGACGGCCAAGAAAGAAAACAAATGACGGAAGTTGTAGAAAAAATTTGCACAAAATGCTGGCAAAATTTGCCCATTGCAAATTTCTACACAACAGGCAAAAAGGTGTCTGGAGCGCCAAAATACAACAGTTGGTGCAAACCCTGCGTTGCGGACAAACAAGCGTCGTATCACAAGCGAACATGGGGGCCGATGCGCCTTCAATTTTCGGCGCAAAAACGCACTAAAAATGTCAGAAGTTTTTTGTCGTATTTGCGACAGAAAGCAACGCAACGTCGGAAAGACGGCGATATTGTTTCACTTGATGCGTTAGAAACGCTGTGGTTCGCGCAACAAGGCAAGTGTGCGTTAACCGGATGGCCGATGACGATGGAACTTGGAAACGGCGTAGTCCAAACGAATTGCAGCATTGATCGCATTGATTCTAATAAAGGCTACGTTGTAGGAAATGTGCAATTGGTGTGTAGAATTGCCAATATTGCAAAAAGTTCGCTTACAACGTCTGATTTCGCCAATTTATGCAAGGCCGTGGTGACCAAACATGGGTTATGACAGTCCCGCTTGGCAGCGCAAAGCCGGTAAAAATGAGAAAGGCGGGTTGAACGCCAAGGGGCGTGCCTCGTACAAACGCGAGACTGGCGGGACGCTAAAGCCCCCGGTTAAGTCGGGCGACAATCCACGCCGAGCCTCTTTCCTCGCTCGGATGGGCAATATGCCGGGGCCGATGGCAAAGGACGGCGAACCGACACGCCTAGCCCTCGCACTCAAGGCATGGGGAGCCTCTAGCAAGGAGGACGCCCGAGCCAAGGCTAAAGCCATTAGCAGCAGGAACAAGTAATGGCCGCTGACCGTCAACGCCTAGCCGCCGCTCTCGCTTATAAGGAGGAACAACGACGGCGCATGATGGAATCCGTCCCCACGACGGACAACTTGCCGCCCGCCCAACCTGCCCGCCGCAGCCTACGCACCGACCTAGAGAACCTGTCATCGGGCATCGGTCAAGGCATCGTCAACCAGATGGAAGGCGTCAAAGGGTTGATCACCGACCCCGTAGGCACGGTTAAAGGCGCATACGAGGGCGTTAAAGGCATTGTGCGCGATCCGTCCGTACTTGCTGACGCATTGCGCTACACCGCCGACAAAGCCATGAGCGGCCCGTTAGGCGCAGGCGAAGTGGTAGGCGAGATGCTTGGCCCGATGCGCGGCAAGCCGCCAATGGCCGAAATTGACGTTTACCACGGTAGCCCGCACCGCTTTGAGGAATTTGACGCTAGCAAGATCGGCACGGGTGAGGGCGCACAAGCGTATGGGCATGGCATTTACCTTGCCGAAAACCCCGAGATTGCTCGCGACTACCAAGTACGCCTGTCGTATGACCCTGAAAAGATGAAGATCGGCGGCAAGCAGATCAATGCCGTTTACAATCAATTGCAGGACGCGGCTGCCCGTATGCCGCCTGCCCGCGCTGCTGCCGAGTACGAAAAGTTAGACTTGATTGAGCGGTTGATGATGAACAACCCGGTTGACGAGGTTGAGAAAGCCGCCGCTGAATTGTCGCCCGCTACTCAAAAATGGTTTGCAACGCAAGTAAAACCAAGTTTTGAGACATAAGGCTCGTTCTACAAAGCCGACCTACCCGACGAAATGGTAAATCGGATGCTGGACTACGATAAGCCGTTAAGCGAACAACCTAAAAACGTGCAAGAAGTTCTTGCAAAATTAGGTGATCCACAAGAAAAACTAGATGCCTATGACAATGCGTTGTTAAAAGCGTTGTTTGAAGATGCTCCAGACCCCGGCGCAACACCGCGAAACCCATTGGGTTCAGAGATTATCAACAAACTAGAAAACCAATATGGACGTGCTGGCGCAAGCGAGTATTTGAAATCGCTCGGTGTACCGGGCATCCGATACCTAGACGCAGGCAGCCGAGGCCAAGGCGGCAGCGGCACTCGCAACTTCGTCGTGTTCCCCGGCGAAGAAAAGAAAGTCAGCATATTAGAGCGTGACGGCAAAAAACTTGCTAATGCGTTGAAAGCCACGGCAGCACAAAAGCAGGACGTTGAAGTAAACCTATACCCTGTTCGTAATCAGCCCAACGTGCTGTACCTCTCCAAGATTGAGGTGCCGCAAGGCCAACGTGGGCAGGGCATTGGCTCAAGCGTCATGCAGGACATCATCAATCAAGCCGACGCAGACGGCAAAACGATCACGCTGACGCCTTCTACCGCTTACGGTGCAACGTCAACCAAACGGCTTAAAGATTTTTACAAGCGATTTGGGTTTGTAGAGAACAGCGGGCGCAACAAAAACTACGCGCTAAACGAAACCATGTACCGACTTCCGAAGAAGCCGAAAGAATGAACGCAGGTGCTTTTAAAAAGGGTCAGAAAGGCGGCCCCGGTAGGCCAAAGGGCTTGCCCAATAAATCCACGCAGGCCGCCAGAGAGGCCATTGCAGCGTTTGTAGACGGCAACGCAGACCGCCTCCAAGGGTGGTTAGACGAGATCGCAGCAGAGAAGGGGCCACAGGCTGCCTTTGAGTGCTTTAGCACGTTGCTGGAATACCACGTACCCAAACTCGCCCGCCAAGAGATCACAGGCAAAGACAACGGCCCGGTCAAGGTACAGATCGGATGGATGGCTCCCGAATAATCCTGCCCTACCGCCCACGCAAGGCGTTCATGCCGTTTCATGAGCGCACTAAACGCTGGGCTTGTCTCGTCGCACACCGCCGCGCAGGTAAGACCGTCGCCGCCGTGAACGACATGATCCGCGCTGCTGCGATGTATCAGCAGCCGTACGGACTATTCGGCTACGTCGCCCCCTATCGCAGTCAGGCAAAGGCTGTGGCATGGCAGTACTTTAAGGACGGCGCACACCCAATCATCC